TAAGTTCTGCGACGATGCAGAAGGCTCTTTTAATGCGGCAACGAGAAAAGACTGGATTGCTGCTTCAGGGGCTTTACTTTCTAATTTCAGGCAAGTTCTATCAGAGGCAATCAGTTCTGATGTGGGAAACAAGATTATAGGCTATGACACGAAAAATTATTTTTCAAGAATGGAGCCTCAGCTGCTTATGGACTTGAATTTCAGCATCTACAGCAGGTGCGTTAGAACTCTGCAGGAAAAAGAAAACCAAGAGGTGATGACCTGATGGGGCTCCCGATAATCAACAGAAAATATCAGGATGCTTCTATTGTAAGTTACGACTTCATTGATGCCTTAGAAAGCCTTGGTTATGTGAAGTTCTACGCAATCAATCAAGCTGGAAGCTACGCCTCGACAAGAAATGCGCTTGCATCCCAGCCTCTTAGAATTAACCATACTCTTGTTTCTGACGGCACATGGAGCCTTGCATCAGGCGCTAATGTAGGGACTTATGACTGGGATTTGGATTTTAAAATTCCTCAGATTGTAGGCGGCGGGCCTCTTTTTGTCAGCACAACCCTCGATAAAGTCAGCTCCAGCTCGAATATATTTGCGAGGATGGATATTTATATCAGCAAAATAGGCCTGACAGGCGGCGCAACTCAGATTGCAGCTGCATCCGGGGCAGTTGTAACTTTCGGCGCAAATCATGCAGGCTCTCACAGGACGCTTACGAGAGTGGAAATTCCAAGCACATCTATAATCGCAGGGGAAAAATTAAGGGTGAATACAAAGCTGTATGCTTATAGGGAAGCAGGCGGCCATCCTGCATCTTTTTATCTGGGCTGCGATGGAGCGAACAGAACCACGACGGTAAATAACCAAATAGATGAAGATACCCCGACAGCAGATATATCCCCTGCTTTCAAAAATTCAACAGATTTAATTGTCACAATTCCGTTTAAAATAGATATTTGAAAATGGCAAAACTTGATTTCAGCAGCGCAGTAAGCACAGACATGGAGAATAAGGTAGTTGATGCCTCAGTAGCAACACTCAGCACAGAGGGTGTTTCAGACCAAAAAGAAACAGAATATGTAAATTCAGAATGGACGCAGCAATGGGGCTATTTTAATGCGCATCCTGAGTTGAAATCTGCTATTCTCATGAAAACTACATGGGATGTGGGCAAGGGCTACACAGCCGACCCCGAAACTTCTGTAATTCTTGACCACATTTCAGGAATGGGAAAAGACACTTTTGAGGATGTTCTTTTTAATGCTGATTTGGTGAGATATGTAGGCAGGGACAGCTTTGCAGAAATCATAAGGGCAGAGGATGGGACGCTGCTTAATCTGAAACCTTTAGACCCAAGCAGCATAAGTATAATTATCGACGGAAAAGGGATTATAAAAAGATATGAGCAGTTTAATAAGCTCGGCCCGAAAAAAGAGGCGATTCATACTTTCAAGCCTGATGAGATTTTTCATTTATCAAATAATCGCCTGGCAGACCAGATGCACGGCATTTCTGTTATAGAAAGCCTGGATAAAACCTTGCTGGCTGAAATAGAAAGTTTTGAAGATGTTAAGAAAGTCATGCACAGGCAGGCTAAGCCTTTCATAATTTTTAAGATAAAATCTGACGACCCCGATAAAATAGACCCTCTTATTGCTAAAGTCGATGCAATCAGAAATAAGGGTGAAGACTTGTTTATTCCAGATGACGAGAACATCCTCTCTTATGAAGTCGTGCAGGTGAATGTAGGAGAGATTATTCTCGCATGGCGGCAGGAAATTACAAATAAGTTTTACAGGGCTCTGGGTATGCCTCTTGTCTTATTCGGAGCTCAGGGCTCAACAGAAAGCGGGAGCAAAATGGAATATACAGCTCACGAGCAGGTTTTCGAAAGGGAGCAGAGATATTTAGAGAGGCAGGTGTGGAACCAGCTCGGTCTGAAAATTGACTTAGTTTCGCCCGTTTCACTTATTGAAAACCTGCAGACTGATGAGAGAAAAGATATGAGCGCGTCAGGCGTGCCTCAGGGCATGGAATTTCAAAGAGGCGATATGATGGCAGGAGCAGGAGCATAATGGCAAAGAAAAAAAAGATAGAAGAAGCATTAAGCGAGCTTGAAACTCAGCAAGTTAATCCGGCAACAGCCCTCAGAAAGTCATTTAATCAATCTCAAGAAGCGGTAGCAGCAGCTGCTCCTGCTGCAACTCTTACGCCTGAGCAGCAGAGGGAATT